AGACAGCTCGCTGGCCTTCGACACGATCACGGTGCCATGGGCCAAGATCGCGGTGATCGTTGTCATCACCAACGAGCTGGCGCGCTTCAGCAATCCAAGCGCCGAGCAGCTCGTGCGCGATGACCTGGTCGCGACGATCGCGGCTTTCATCGATAAGCAGTTGATCGATCCGGCGGTGACCGCTGCGGCCGGTCTGCGTCCCGCGTCGATCACCAACGGCGTGACGCCGATCCCGTCGACCGGCGGCACGGTGGCGACGATCGTCACCGACTTCTCGAAGGCTATGTTGCAGATGAGCACGGCGTTGGGGAGCGTCGGCTCGCCTGTCTGGATCATGTCGGCGACTGCCGCCATGTATCTCGCCACGGTGCGCACCGCCCAGGATATCTTTGCTTTCCCTGGCATGGTCGGCGCTGTTGGCGGCAATGCTCAGACCGCGGGCGGTCTGTCGCTGATGGGGATTCCCGTCATCGTCTCTAACCATCTCACGGTGACGGCGGGTAAATCCGATGTCGTTCTGTTGGATCAATCGCAGCTCATGGTGGCTGACGATGGCCAGGTGGTCATCGACACCAGCACCGAAGCGGCGCTTCAGCTCGACAGCGCACCGGCAACTCCGCCGACTCCGCTGGTCTCGCTCTGGCAACAGAACATGCTTGGAATCAAAGCAGAGCGTTATATTTACTGGGTCATGAGAAGGACGGGCGCCGTCCAGCTCATCACCGGCTTCCCTGGTCCGTAGTCTCCTGCGGGTGGTCGAGGGGCACTGGGGCGATCGGGCAACCGATCGCCCCGTTCTTTTTCGGAGGGAAGCACGATGGCAAAACGCAAGGTCGAGACCGACGAGGTCGAGGTCGTCGCGGTGGCTGGCTTCAAGCATAACGACGAATACGTTTTCGCGGGCGACGAGCTTCGGCTGAGCACGTTCGACGCAGGCGAGATGCTCGCTCTCAACATGGTCCGCCTGGCCAGGCTGAAGGAAATGTCCGATGGCTGATCGGACGCTCCTTCAGGCGATCGGCTCGTGGTTCGCGCGCACGGCGAAGACGCCCGCCAACTCCGTCTATTGGCCAGGGAGCGGTGGCGTTACCGCCTGGGGTAACGGCGATCGCGGCCCGCCTGGGAGCTGGCAGATGAACGCCAACGGCCCGCACCGGGGCATGGAGTTGTTGGCCTTCTCCGCGGTCTACGCCTGCGTGAACACGATCGCGAGCGACATCTCGAAGCTCCCGATCCAGGTCTACGAGGTCGACCTGGAGACCGGCGCCCGATCGCTGCGGCGGCGGGACTACTACGCGCTGCTGATGCGCGAGCCCAATCGCTACCAGACCGCGGCCGATTTTATGTTCTCCTTCGTCCAGTCGTATCTGTTGCAGGGCAACACCTACGCTTACTGCGGCAAGCGCAACAAGCGCGGCGAGATCGAGGAGCTTCACGTCCTCAAGCCGATGTCGGTCAAGCCGCTGATCGGAGACGATGGAAGCGTCTTTTACGATGTCGGCGAAGACTACCTGGCGGGCTTGCGGATCAACGATCAACGCCTGTCCGAGCGCGACGTGATCCATCACCGTCTTCCGCTCCTGCCAGGCTATCCCCTGGTCGGCGTCACGCCGATCTTTGCTGCCGCGGCATCGAGCGCGCTCGGCCTCAAGATACTGACCGACTCGCAACAGTTCTTCGGCAATGCGTCGCGGCCTTCCGGCTTGCTGTCGAGCGAGCAGCACATGTCGAAGGACATCATCGATCGTTACAAGCAGGAGTGGGACGAAGCCTATCGCGGCGCGGAGTTCGGCAAGACGGCGATCCTGACGGGCGGCATGAAGTGGCAACCGCTCACCATCACCGCCCAGGACGCCCAGCTCATCGAGCAACTGCGCTACTCCGTCGAGGATGTCGCGCGCGTGTTCCGCGTGCCGCCCTTCATGCTGGGCGACATGTCGAAGGTGAGCTATCGCAACACCGAGCAGCTCGGCCGGATGTATCTTTCCAACTGCATCGGCTTCCACCTGGAACACATCGAGCAACGGCTGGCGCGGGCCTTCGACTTCCCGCCGAATTTTGAAATCCGCTTCGATCTCTCGGGCTTTCTTCGGACGGAAATGGACGTCCGCTTCACCGCCTATCAACAGGCGCTCACCGCGGGCTGGATCAGCGCCAACGAGGTCCGCGCCCAGGAGGGCCTGGAGCCTGTCGACGGTGGCGACGAGCCGCGCGTCCAGATGCAGTACGTGCCGCTCAGCCAGGCCGATGGCCCGCCGCCCGTTGCGGCGCCGCCCGAGCCACCGCCCGAGGAAGGCGATCCGCCCGCCGAAGAGCCTCCCGCGGAGGAGCCCCCGCCGCCCGAGCCCGAGGCCTCGATCAATCCCGCGCGCGTGCGTCTGCTTCTCGATCAACGCCTCCGGAGGGCCGCCTAATGCAGCACCGCGCCGATCTCGACGCCCTGGTCGCCGATGTCCTGGGCGATCACCTGGCGCGCTTCCGCGACGAGCTGGAGCGCATGGTCGCGGCCAAGGCGTTGCCGCCGTTCCTGCCGCCGTCCGTCTGGGTGGAGGGCCGACACGGCGCGGGCTCGGTGGTGCGCCACCATAACGGCCTCTTTTGCTCCCGGCGCGATACCGCCGACGAGCCTCCGTCGGACGCCTGGTTGCCGCTCCTGGTCGGCATCGCGGGCGTCGACTTCCGGTGGTCCGACGATCGCACGATGTCGCTGCGCGTCATGCTGTCCGACGGCACGCTGGTCGAGACGGAACGCGAATTCAGGGTGCCGATCGCGCGCGGCTTCTGGAAGGCCGAGACGGTCTATCGCGAGGGCGACCGCGTCCTTCGCTTCGGCGACTGGCAGGCGCTCAAGGAATCGACCGGCATCGATCCCAACACCGACGCCAACGACGGGCACTGGGCCAAGGTCACAGGCAAGCAGGCGCGCGCCGTGAGCTTCCGGCTCGATGACGACGGCACGATGTACGAGGGCGAGCGCGCGATCGGCAGCATCAAGCCAACGATCAAGGACCTTCTGCGCGGCATGGGGCTCTATCAATGAGCGCGCCTGACATCCTGATGGAGATCAAGGACGATCTCGGGATATGCGGCGTCTCGGATCACGACGCCTGGCTCCAGCGCCGCATCGCCAACGTCTGGTCGCGCATGGAACACTACACATCGCGATCGCTGGCGGCGCCGCCCGTCACCTTCATCGACGACTGGACACGGATCGCGCTGACCAATCCGCAACAGCCGTTGCCGCCTGCGCTTTACATGCAGCCGCGGTCGACGGTCTTCCTGCGGCATTTCCCGGTCTCGGCGATCGACGCGATCGACCTGTCGGGCACGCTCGGCGATCCGGTCCAGGTCCGCTTCGATCCGTCGACGGGCAAGCTCTTTTCGCTCAATGGCCAGGCCTGGGGCGAAGACGTCTCGGGGCAGATGCACGGCGTCCGCATCACCTACCGCGCGGGCTGGTCGACGATCCCCGGCGACCTTTACGAGATCGTGCTCGGCGCGGTGCAGACCGCCTGGGCGTCGCGTAGCGCAAGCGCGGTCTCGGGCGGTCTCCAGGGCACGGTCACCGGCATCACGGTCGCCGACGTCGGGAGCCTGGAGATCGGCGCGGGCAACGCCTTCGTTAACGCCACCATGAAAGGCATCGGCACGACTGATCCGATCCTCGGCCCGTACATCAACACGCTGTCGCTCTACGTCGACCACCGCAGCCTGATCGGTCACGCGCTGGTGCCGGTGACCGAGCCGGTGCCGCCATGACCCTGGCCGACCTGGGCGCGTATTCCTGGCGCCGCCTGATCAACGCCAACGCCAAGCCGATCGAGTACACGCCGCACGGTGCGGCCAAGGCAGTCACGGTCAAGGCCTTCATGCGCGCCCCCTCGGCCGAGGAGCTGGCAGGCGCGGCGATGCAGACCGACGTGATCGCGGTGATCGATGCCGCGGCCTTCGCGCGAGCGTTCCCGGCCAGGCCCAGGCCGACGAAGTTCGATCGCATCAAGACGCTGGGCCCGATCGGCATGACCTACACGGTCGAGGTCTGGCATCCGGCGCCAGCCTACGGCGGCGAGCCTGTGATGTTCACGCTCACGCTGAAGGGAGGCGAGCAATGAGGCCTCTGGATGACTTCGTGGTGCGCTGGACGGCGAAGATGCCGGTCCCCTTTGTCGAGGTGATCAACATCCCGGTGACGACCGACACGCTGCCCGATGTCTGGGGCACGGCGATGCTTCAATCGAACGAGCGCGAGGATGTCAGCCTTTCT